ACGCCGAAGCATGACGAAGCGGCTGGCACCGAGAGCATGGCCAAGCAGGTCAGCTACAAGTTGAAGGAGCTGAAGCGCGACAAGGAGACCATGCTTCTTGCCAAGCAGGTCGCGGTTCCGGGCACGGCGGCAACCGCTCGCCGGACGGCTGGCCTTTACGCCTTCTTGATCACCAACCCAGTCCGTGGCGCTGCTGGCGCACCAACGGCCCCGACGCTCTCCAACTCCCCGCGCGTAGGCGATGGCTACCCCAACGCCCTTGGCACGGCGGGCACCCCGGAAGCACTCACCGAAGCCAATTTCAATTTGGCGATGATGAATGCGTGGAATAGCGGTGGACAGCCTAAATACGCCTACGTGACTGCCGCCCATAAGCGGAAGATCAGCACGACCTTCGTCGCCAATGCCACTCGCTACAAGAGCGCTGACGACAAGAAGCTGATTGCAGCCATTGACGTGTACGAGAGCGACTTCGGCCAGGTTCAGATTGTTCCTGACCGCTTCATGCTGTCGTCCTGCGTCTACCTGGTTGACCCTGAATATGTGGCACTCGCCACGCTCATGGAGACCAGGCAGGTGCCATTGGCGCGTACAGGCCATGCCGAGAGCATCCTGATCCAGTGCGAATACGCGCTTGAGGTGGGCAACGAAAAAGCACATTCGGCAGTCTGCGATCTGACCGCAACTGGTTCGTAAGGAGCTGACATGGCTGACATCAAGACTGACAAGAGGGACGATTTCTTTATCGAGCTGACACGCGACCTCGGCTTCCGGGGTGTGCATCTTGGCAAGGGCTTCATTTTGGACGGCAGCCAGGACCGTAACTGGGCCGAGATGCTGGTTCTCAATGGCGACGCCAAGAAGGTGGATAAGCCTGACAGCCCCATCGAGAAGCCTTGGGAAGAGGCTCTGAAAGATCGGTTGGCCGAAGCCAAGACGGCTTTGCATCCGACAGCGGCCAGGGGCTTTGATGCCAAGAAGTGACGACATCCTCACGCCTCGCACCTCCCGCGAGGTGTGGGATCACGAGCAGGGGCTGATCATCCACCATGAGCAGGACGTGGAGCCCCTTCTCGCTGAGAACCACTCGGATAGAACGTCCGGGAACAATGGCTATAGTCCGGGACGAACACTGCGACGGATCGGTTCGATACCGAATATCCTTGTTGAGCAGGCCATGCTGGAGACCGGGATCAATGTTTTCGACGGCAGTCCAGAGGCTTCGAAGCTGCTTCGCAAGTTGCTGGAAGATAATTACAAACTCAGAACCGTAGAGAGGTTGTGATGGCTAAGGGTAAGTCTAAAAAGAGCAAGCCGATCTACCCTGCTGCGACCAGCAAGGAAGGTCACAAGGGACCTAAGTATCCACCTAAGTAACTGACCGGCGCGACGCCAATTTGGCAGGGCCACTAGAATGAAGAGTGACGGGCATGGCCTTTCCTACGACGTTCAGCGGCTGGATTTCCTACGTTCGTGACTGGATAGGCGCGGACGAATACAGCGACGCCCAAATCGGCCAGTTTCTCGACCTGGCGCATGTCAGGCTGAATACTGACCTCATGACCTTCCCGATGGAGAAGGCCATTACGCTCACTGTCCCGGTGGTTGGGTCTGAGCAGCCCATCGACCTCGCCATGCATATTCCAGACTTCGGCAAGATCAGGCTCGTGGTGGTGAAGGGCATTGGTCCTTTGGAGGTGGCAGCTTTTAACGAGTATGTCTCCAAGGTCGAGGACCTTACCAACACATGCGTTCGCCCGGAGATTTACACCATCACCACGGGCCAGCTCTATATCTGGCCGTGGCTGGGCGACAACGATGTTGCTGACATCTACTACTACGAGAAGGTCCCGTCGCTCGGGGCGGCGCTCGACACCAACACATTCTCCCTCCACCACCCTGACCTGCTTCTCTATGCATCGGTTCTTGAGGCATCACCGTACATGGTCGAAGACGAACGCATTCCGGTCTGGGAGGGCAAGTACTCGATAGGCGTGGTGTCAGCCAACAACGCCTCCACGAAGATCAAGTTCGGTTCAACGCCGCTGCTGCGGAAAATCACAGGTATGTCGTAGGAGACGAACATGGCACTTAACGAAGGCTTGGCGATGAATGCCGCCGCGATCACGCCGTCTGATACGGCGCGGTTCTCGGCGTCAGCAATCTTTGCTGGCGTAGGCGGTACAGTGGTGATTGAGCCGGAAGGCACCCCCGGCGTCTATGTGACGTTCGTGGTTCCGGCTGGCGGCTACGTACTCTGCCGCTGCACGTCTGTCAGGGCTGCCTCGTCAGCATCTTCACTGATCCGGCTGTGGTGACATGGCGAGACTGGCACTTGAGCTTTCTCTTCCGGCTGTCCCGGCTTGGCTGACAGGTGGCGGCGGCGTAGGTGGCGCTGGCGGCATTCTTGGCGATGAGCTGAACGGCTTGGCGTTTGATGCTGCTACCGACACGATGATCATTCGTGACACGATTACGCCAGCCAATGTCTACAACGGCTCTTTGGGTGCGAAGTGCGGCCCCTGTCGCGCCAGCGCGGCCCTGCTGTATGGTCCCACGGGATTTCTGGAATGGGGGCCTGAGAACCTTTTTCCTGAAGTGTCGAGCTGGGCTCTCAATGGCGCGACCATCACCAACAATGCGACCACGGCTCCCGATGGCACCAACACCGGCATATTGATTACGGCTACTGCCTCACCCAATGCGGGGATATTGCTGGCTACGCTTGGTACTTCAGACGGTGCTTGGTATACGTCCTCTGCCTATGTGAAGTATGACACCGCCAACTTTGTCCGGTTCTCCATTACGGGTCTGGACGGCGACCATATGACATACTTCGACATGTTCCTTGGTGCCGTGGCGTCCAATCCCGGTGGCAATGTCGCTCACATAGAAGATGCAGGCAACGGCTGGCGCAGGATTTCAATATCGCGGACGCTCGTTCCCGGCCCGGCCTTCCCGTTGATTGTTCTGACGGACGCTGATGGTTTAGATGCCGTCACCCTAGGCAAGACGTTGTATGCGTGGGGCGTTCAGTTCGAGCATGGCAATCTTAAGCCTTATCTGAGAACGACCACCGGAGCGGCCTACGGACTGCGCCGCGACTACGACCCTCGCCTGATGGGCAACAAGCCCGGCTATCTGAGTGAGCGGGTAAAAACCAACTATATTCTGTCGTCCAGAAATCTGGCCGATGCGACTTACTGGAATGCGTCAGGAGCCTCTGTCGTTGCCAACCAAGCTGTGTCGGCTATGGGCGACACCACACTTGCCAAGTGGACGACGATTGGCATGACTGATGACGGGTTATTTATCTCCAATGCCGCTGGTGATAATGGTCCCGGCAAGGTGTGGATTATCTCTTTCTGGGCCAAGTGCGAGACGGGCACATACACACTCCCTGTGCTTATGGATAGTACCAGTGGGCCTTATCTCAACACCTCTGTGATCCTGACAACGACACTGAAGCGGCACTATGTCGTTGGGGTGGCTGACGGCACGGCGAGTGCTGCCTTCAGGATATTTTTTGGCAAGTTTAATACTCTGTCCGCCACGCCCAGCGCGGTTATCTATATCGGGGATGTGCAGGCTGAGATAAGCGATAACACTTATCCCGGCATTACTGGCCCGTCGTCCTACATACCGACCACCACAGCCACGGTAACTCGTGCCGCTGACACTGCGCATATATCAACAACCAAGTTCCCCTATGCTTCGCAGACCAGCACGCTCTATGTGAAATGGCTCGAAGTGGCAAACCGTGGCGGCAACGCTTTGCTGCTTAACAACCTAGAGTTCGATTACGGGAACTATATGGGGTTGGCGGGAGGCGGCAGCTATCCACCATATGGCGGTGTTGCTGTTCAAGCTTATATGGCGAGCGGCCTCGTTAACAACTACCAAATACCCAATAAACCGCAGGGAGTTCCATACAAGGCGGCTTTTGGCTGGGCACCTAACAATAACAACATGGCCTTCGAAGGTCTGATGGCTAGTGTCGATGACACCAACGATCCGACATATCCGGTCCTCAACGAACTCGCTATCGGTTACGGCATAATATACGTGAACCAATTGGATGGTTGGGTGCTGGAAGGCATGTATTTGCCACGGCGCATGACCAACAGCCAATTGCAGGTTCAGACGGGCGGCGATCCAATATATAGCGCGGCAGAGGTAGTGTTGGGTATTGCGGAGACCAACGGCATAGCGTGGGCTGCTTCTGACGACAGCATGGTGATCAAGGATACGACAAATCCAGCCAAAAACTATCTGGGTTCGGCTGTTGCCAAGTTTGGTTCTGTCAGGGCTTCGGCTGGGACGCAGTATGGCAGCACTGGATTGTTGGAGTGGGCACCGGAGAATATGCTCACGCAAAGTCAGACGCTTATAGGTGGTCCGTGGGGGAATAATAGCTCTACAATTGCAGCCGACGTTATCGCTGCACCCGATGGCTTCATGACGGCAGACCGATTGGATGCGTTGGCTAGCGCTAATTCCACTTTGTATAATGTTGTTACGTTGTCGTCTCTTCCCAACGTATGCACCTGTTCAATTTATGCCAAGAAGGGGACGGCTAATTGGTTCTATATGGACCCTTATGATGGAACGTCCTATCCGTCTTGGTTCAATCTTGCTACTGGCGTGGTGGGTACTTCTACCGCCGGAAATACAGCAGCAATTACGGATGCTGGTAATGGCTGGTGGCGCTGCTCTGTTACGCGCCTGCTTCTTGGCAATATATATTTGAGTTTTGGTGTTTCTGATGCAGATAATTCATCTGTATTAGCTGCCCCCTCAACTGTCTATATGTGGGGCGCGCAGATTAATCATGGCGTCACCGCCCAACCCTATCTTGTCACCACTACCTCGCCAGTCTATGCGCTTCGTCGTGATTACGACCCAGCCGTTGCCGGTGCGAAGTTCCTGATGGAGGAGCAGCGGACTAACATCTGTGTGAACTCTCAAAACATTGCCGCATTCAATCAAAACGATTTTACGGCACTTGCTGATCAGATAGCCGCTCCTGACGGCACAATGACTGCTGATTTGTTAACTGCCTCTGGAGCAGCCAACCCTCATGCTTTTGCTGCCGCTTCGGATGCGGTGTCGGGTCTGCATACATGGTCTTGTTATGTCAAACAGGGCACGGCCAATTTTGCAAAGCTCAGTGCTCATGATGGTGCCAATCATTGGAGTTATTTTAACCTGAACACTGGCCTTCCGGGCACCAATGAGGCGGGCAACACATCGAAGATGGAAGCCGTTGGTGGCGGTTGGTACAGGTGTTCAGTTACAAGAACTTCGATAGCTAGTTTTGCTGTGGTTGGCTTGTGCGATGCTGATAATGCCGTAGCCGCTACGATTGGCAAAACTCTCTATGTGTGGGGGTATCAGATAGAGGTCGGCCCCAACGCTTCCTCCTACATTCCCACAACCTCAATGTCAGTGACGCGGGCGCAAGACCTTCCTGTGTTGATTGGTCAGACCCTTAGCGATACAGCGGGTTCCATATATGCGAAGTGCGCCACGCCTCCGGGGGCGGCATATAACACGTCCATTATGATGTACGGCTCCAATGAGTTGTTGATGATACATAATGATGCTTCTCCCCGATCATTCGCCATCATGTATGTGGGTAGTTATCCATCATTCCAGTTTGTTCCAGAGCCCACGCCGTTGGTGTACGCCAAGATGGCGCTGGGGTGGGCACCGGACAATGCCAACGCCGCGAGGAACGGCACCATTGCTGGTGCGGATAATCTCACGGGCGGTCCTACGGTATTGCTGGCTGGCGGGGCCATCTACCTTGGCCGTCGTGAGTATGATGGTGCAGCTCTCAATGGCTGGATGTCCGAAGGGATGTATCTCCCGCGTCGGCTGACAAACGCAGAAATGGTCACGAGGACAACATGAGAGACTTTATGTACGCGGCGGACACGCGCGAGGATTGGGTAGCCTACGTCACCACCAAGGCCATCGCGCGCGTTGCTGAGACACCGGAAGGCCAAGAGACGCTTGCCTACGAGGCTGGCTTTCATGCTGACCACATTGGCCCGGTGATGATCGATCCGGGTGAGTATGACAACTCGGTGTTTCCGCCCATTGAAATCACGCCTCCAACATTTGACGAACGTTACCATGTCAACCTGCGCGTCATTGGCGAAGAGGTTGAAGAGGACTTCATTCGTTCGAAGCGATACAAGCCACAAGAGACATCCGTGGAGAATGTCGAGTGGATTGAGCCGGAAGCGGTCACGTCTCCGGTGCGCGTGTGGCTGGGCGGCATGACCTACTTCAGCGAGAACATCCCGGACGACTTGCTGGTCAACACGTCTCCGCCTGTATTGAACTCCACGACTGCGACGCTGGGCTTTGTTGTCAGGGTGGAGACGCCGGGGGTCTGGCTGGGCAATCCTGACCTGATCACTTACCAGTGGCTGCGGGACGGTGTGCCGATCAACCAAGCCATTACGCCCAACCATACGATCAATCTCGTGGACGTAGGCCACACCCTGACATGTCAGGAGATTGCCAGGAACAGTGCCGGTGACGTGATAGCTCTTAGCAACGAATGCGTGGTGACGTGATGAACAGGACAGCATTCTTCGATGTGATGCGGGCGGAGTTCGGAAGCCTGTCACAGGAGCAGGTGGACGGTACCGAGGCTCTTCTTGATGCGGCTGAAGAGTACTCACTGCCGATGAACCAGCTTGCTTACATTCTATCTACTTCTTGGCACGAAACTGCGGCGACGATGATGCCAATTGAAGAATACGGGAAAGGTGAAGGCCATGACTATGGCGAGCCGTGTCCAGAGTATAATAATCAGGTTGCATATGGTCGCGGATATGTCCAGCTCACTTGGGCCGAAAATTATGAGAAGGCCGATAAAGAGTGTGCGCTTGCTGGTGCTCTATTGGAAGATTTCGACTTGGCTCTTGACCCCCAAGTCGCCTCTCAAATCATATTTAGAGGCATGCAAGAAGGCTGGTTCACTGGAAAAAAGCTCGGAGACTATGTGAATGACACCGTCACAGATTATTACAATGCACGGCGTGTTGTTAACGGAACCGATAAGGCTGACATGCTCGCAGGCTACGCCGAGAGTTTCGAGCAAGCTTTACGATCCTCTGACTATGGTGAGCCGGAACCAGTAGAGCCTGAAGTCCCAGAGAGTGGTGTGTCGCCTGAGGATGGCGAGCACCCGCCGCCGGTAGAGCCACCTAAACATAAGCAGTACAGCTACATTGTCAGGCGCACCAACGTCGACGACTTCGAAGCGCAGCTCAACGAGCTAGGTGCCTTGGGTTGGCGTCTGGTTCAGATGGGCGGCGACATCATAATCATGGAACGTGTCAGGCGATGAATGGCGCAGTTCGATACAGTCAAAGGTGCATTTCTCCTAGTAGCGATGATCATCGGTACCATGATGATCATTCTGCTGCTGGGCATGGGGACGTGCACGTATCTCGCTGTGACAGGTCGTGCAATGCCCGTCTGTACGGATTTAAAAGACTTTGGAAAAGAGCTGATCACTATGGCTTTCACGGCGGCAATTGCTTTTGCCGGTGGGCGTATGAGCGCCCCCTACGTACCTCCGCCGAAGCTGCCTAAGAAGGACGAACCGAAATGAGCTTCACAACAACCACTGTCTACGCCCTGGAGAAGCCTGCGGTTGGCACGGAGCTGGATGCTTGGGGCGACAACCTCAACACCAACTGGGATAAGGTTGAGGCCGGGATGGTGGCCAATGCTGCGGCAGCAGCAACAGCCAACTCAGGTCTGGCGTCCCACACTCACGCCTTCCCGGCGATCACTGGCACGATAGCTACGGCCCAGTATGGCGACGCTACCATCACCAACGCCAAGCTCGCTGCGATGCCAGCGGCCAACACCGTTAAAGGTACTGTGTCAGGCGGTGCCGTCGTAGACCTGACCGCTGCTCAGGTCGCAGCTATCGCCATAGCGGGCGGTATCGTCAGCGGAGGCGGTGGCGGATCGCTGACCGATGGTGACAAGGGCGACATCATTGTCGCCAGCACCGGCACCTCGTGGACTATCGACACTGGCGTAGTGACTAACGCCAAGCTGGCTACGATGCCAGCGGCCAACACTGTCAAGGGCACTATATCCGGGGGCGCTGTCATCGATCTGACAGCCGCCCAGGTTGCAGCGATTGCTGTGGCTGGTGGCATCAGTGGCGGTGGCGGCGTGCCTGGTCCTGACACTGTGACCAACGCCATGCTGGCGGACATGCCTGCCCTGACCATGCATGGCAATAATACTGGCGTCACAGCCAACCCACTTAATCTGACAGTCAACGATGTCATGTCGCTGCTGGGCGCAGCGCCACTGGCGTCTCCTACATTCACGGGTACGCCTGCGGCTCCGACC